GGTAAAATGTCAATGATGAAACCAGGTAGAAAAAGACCAGGAGTTACTTCTTCCGCAGCCGGTACCCCCTCTACAAGTATGTATACTCAAGGAAAACGAGCAAAGAAACTTTGGAATAGGAGTTTCTAATATTAATTAAAAGGGAGAAGGTGATGAGAGAATCATTTAAAGAACAGTTGAAACAGATTATAGAAACAGCGCATTCTGCTGATAAGAATCCAGCCTGGATTACTTACGAAGAAGATATGAAAAGATACTATAATCTATCCAATGATGATATGTGTAATATTATTAAGTCAGGTATTGACTCAGAGTTTTGGAAGTTACTTAGAAGTAAGATAGCAATGTCACTCTATATTACAGATCAGTCGCTGAAACGATTGTCTATTGATTCTCTTGATGCCTGTATCTCTCTTGCCAAGTTTAATGCAACATATAAAGCATTGGAGGAACTATTGCAATTTCCTTCAAATTACTTGAAGTCAATAGAAATGATGAAGCAAATGGAAACAAAGAAACAAACAAACACAATTCGCTAAACCTGTAGCGTTAAAAATGGAGAAAGTACAATGGAAAAGCAAGACGTGAAAGAAGAAACGCAGTCGTCGGAGGACGTTAAACCTGAACCAGAAGAAACAGTAAGCGAAATAACTGAACAGAAAACTCATGAAGAAGATGTTCCTTATGATCGTTTTCAGTCAGTTACAGATGAAAAGAATACTTATAAGAAACTAGTTGAAACTTTATCTTCTCAATTAGGTCAACGACAGAACGTAGTACAGGAAGAAGAACTTCCTGAACTTGACCCTGAAACCGAAAAAGCAGTAAATGCTAGGTTAGCAAGACAACAAAATGCCCATAATACACAGATTGGGCTTGTCTTGGATCAGGTTGATGAAGTGAAGGCTCACAATACGATCCCTAATTATGATAAACCTGCTGTTCGAGATCAGATCGAAGAACTTCGCAGAGAATATTATAATAGAGGGCAATATCTAAATCGTAAAGATGCTTATGGTATTTTAATTGGACAGGGTATTCTAAAATCTCCTTCCAAAATAACTAAATCTGAAAAAGTTGTAGTGGTTAATAAACAAAAACCTGCTGCTGTTGCTGAAACTCGAAGTACAGCAAAAGGAACTAATGCAGGAGCCAAAGCATTTAAAGATATGAGTTTATCTGAAAAAGAAAAGGCTCTTGAAAACAAACAATTCTAATAAAATGATAAATTTAAGGAGTGTGATTTTTAATGAGTAATTTTCTAAAGAAATTGTGGTATCGTATCTCTGATACTTTCTCCACAAAAGTTAGTAATGAAGTAGGTCTTACAGACTTTAGTTCAGTATCAGATGATGCTGTACTTTATATTGCTGAAAAGACCCTAATGATCGCGCATAAGATTGTGCGGTTCTATGAAATGGCTGATAAGGCGAAACTTCCTTCTCAGTCTAGTAAGACCTTTCAGTATACTCGATATGAAAGGCTTGCATTACCTCAGAGTGCATTGAGTGATGGTGTGACACCTAGCGATACGTCCATGACAGTGACGCCTGTTACTGCTGTGAGCGAACAGTGGGGTGCTGTGGTTACTATTACAGATGTGGCTGAGTTGACGATTCGCCATAAACCCTTGCAGAAAGCTATTAATCTGTTAGGTGTTCAGTCAGCAGAAACTATTGACCGAGAAATCTTTAAGGTACTTTTGGGTGGAACGAATGTGTTTTATCCTGGTGCTACTGCTGGTCGTTTGAATATCGCTAGTGGCGATGTTCTTTCTTCGTCTGTTCTTGCTAAGATTGTTTCTGCTCTACGTAGTTATGGTGCGATGGGTATTGACAAACCGAAGGGCGGTCCTGCGGAAGATCCTGAACTTGGGGATGATTATGCTGCGGTGGTTGATCCTTATGTGGAACAGGATATTTCTACAACTGATACCGATTTCAAAGCCGCTAATGTGTACAACAACACGAAGGTGCTTTGGAATGGTGAAATTGGAAGTTGGAAGGGATTTCGGTTTGTTCGTTCTAATCTTCTTCCTATTCTAACGTCTGCTGCTGCTGCTGTTACAGCAGATAATACAGCAGATAATGGTACGCTTGTATTGAATAGTTCGTGGCGTGTTATGGTAACTGGTGTTGACGATACTTTTGGTTATGAAAAAGTTATCTATCAGTCCAGTGAACAGGATACCGCTAATGATGCTAACAATGCGCATACGATTACTGTGACTATTCCTGCTACAGCGGGTTTCACTTATAATATTTATGCCTCTGCTGTGGTTGCGCTAAATGGTACGACTACTGCTACTGCAATGACCTTACAGGGCAGCGGTTTTGCTCCTAGTGCTTCTATCAAGATTGGTAGTTCTGTTGGTACTGCAACTGCTACTCGTCTTGCTCTTACGACAACTGGTGCTGCTTCTCCTCCCCAACAGAATGCTGCTGGATCTAAAGTCCATCTTTCATTCTTCATTGGTAAGGAAGCATATACTTGTGTGGACTTGATGAATCTACAGTCTACGCTTACTGCTCCGGTTGCTACTGACTCAGATCCTTTGATTCAGCGTAGGAAAGCTGGCTGGAAAACGATGTTCAAGGCTGTTATCAACAATGATAACTTCTTTGCTCGTTGTGAATCTGAAAGTGCTTTTGATTAATAGATAATTAGATATTGGGTGGTGTAGGCTACTTGTAGCTGAGGGATAGAGGGTCAATCTATTATAAGGATTGATGAATATTATGAAACAATTAGAACTGTTTGCTGAACAAGAAACAGTAGTAAAAGAAGAAACAGTAAAAAAGCAATCAGATATGATTATTATTAATGGACGAATTTATGGATTAGTAAAGAAACAGGGTCGGCCTAAAGGCTCTAAGAATAAAAATAAACAAGTGGAAGGGGTTACTCAGGTTGCCACAAATATCTGTGAGGATATTCCTACACAAAAACCTGTGAAGATTTTATCTGATCCTATAGTTGAATTATTTGTCTCTCCCTTTATTAATCTTAATGGTACAGAGTATTTAGGCCCGTGTACTGTTCGGCAGAGTATAGCAAACGAATTGGTATATATTATGCAACAGCACCAGAAGAGAGAAGCTAGAGTACAGATAGGAACTATTCATAAAATAAAGAATTTAGGGGAATTAGCTTAAATAAAAATAAAAGAACAAAACCAGAGGAGGGTAGGATATGTTTTGGAAAAAGAAACCACAGGCAGTAATTACAATCTCCAGACAAACAGGTTTTGAAGAAGCATGTAGTGTTGTAGTAAATACATATAGTGCTGATCGCAATTCATTATATAAAGCAATTAGTGAAGCAGGAGAAGCTCTTAGAAACAGACTGATTGATAATAATAAATTAGCACTCGCAACAGGCGAGAATGAACAAGCACTTGATCCTGCCTGTCCTACAGTTGATAAAACAAAAAAGAAATATAACAATTAATTAGGAGGAATTTGATAAATCATGAGTAATTATTCTTTTTCTGCATTTCTTGATGGCATATTCGAGCATAAAGATATGGCCGATAAAGTGACTGAAATTCAAAATGCCATTAATGAAGTTATTAATGGGCAGGTCGCCTTAACTGTTGGAAATTTGGGAATTACTGCTGTTGTTCCAACAACTGATACATCTAAACCGTTTAATATAACATCGAATCCTGTAAGCCAATCTGCTGCAAGTAGACAAGGAGCTATTTTTATTAATGTTGATCGAGTTGCTGCATACCCTTTTATTACCTGGGACGGAAATCCAGATTGTGGGTTAAAGATTCAGGCAGTTAATCGCGCTGTTAGTGGAACAAATGGGGCAGTTAGGGGTCTTGATATTAATGCCCGAAATAGAGATTCTGGTACTCTTTCTTGGTTAAATGGAGGAACTATTTCTATTACTAATAGTGCAAATACAATTCAAACAGCAGTAGGTTTGCAAATACAAACAGATAATGGAGGAGTTATTGCTGAATCTTTGTATGGGCTTGTTGTCCAGGATAATTCACAAGGAACAAGTGCGATAACTAATTTACTTCGTATTACTACAGGTACTATTAATCCTGCATCTGGAGCAAGACTTTCTGCTATTAATTTTGCAGCTAAAGATACTGCGGGATTTACTAATGCTTTCTATTTTGAAGATGCGGCTGGATTAGAGGGAGCAACTGTTTCAGGTTCTCCAGCAGTAGGAACTTTAAAAGGAAAAATTGCTGTTCGTGTTGCAGCCACAACTTATTATCTTCCAGTTTATGAGTCTATTGCATAATAGGAGATTCTTATGAATATATCTGGTAACGAGTTAGTCTTTTTGTTCGGTAAGAAACAACTTGAAATTGAAGTGTTAACTGGACAAGTTGCAGAGTTACAAGAAAAAATAAAAGAACTATCTTCTGATAAAAACACAGCAAAGGTAGGTAGTGTGAAGAAAGAAGTTGGTATTTAATGTCTTCTGGATTACTAAAATCAGAACTCATAACATTAGCAGAAACTACTGTATCCAGAGGATCTGAACTTGATACTATTGCTAATCAGTATCTTGACTTAATACTGAATCAGATATATGAGAACTATGTATGGGAGATCCTTTCTGCTGATCCTGCTACGATTACACTTAGCGCAGGAAGCGCAACCTGGACCCTCCCCACTGATTTTCATAAATTTAAGGTAATGATGTTAGTTCGGACCGATCTTAATGCTACAGTACCTCCTAATATTCCCTTGCATAAGATAGAGTTTTCGGACTATCAAATGATTCGAACACCTGCTCTTCAAGGTACTCCTCAAATTGTAGCATTAAATAAGGTTTATAATCCTAAAGATGATTCTGGAGTAACAGCATATATTTGGCCTGTTCCTAATAAGACATATACAGCACGTTTATCTTATTATGTCAGACCAACTTATGCTGCTGCTACAAATACAGTACCTATATTTCCAGATCAGTTAAGTCTCCTTGATCTATTAGTTAATGAACTACAAGGCTATTTAGGAAGCAATAAATATATACCAAATGCTGTTGCGCTATTTGTAAAAAATTATAGATTAAATATGGAAGATCAGGGGATATATCCTAAGATTGCTCCACTTGACAAGCGAAGATTTAGAACCATGAGAAGTAAATTTACGCCTTTTGGTTGGTCAGATTCGGGGAATCCATGACAGATATTGAGAAAATAATTATAGATAAATTAGATGATCTAAGTCAAGGACAAATAAAGATGGTTGATACTTTTATCGCTCATTCTGAGGATGATGCAACACAGTTTCAGACGATTACAGAGAATCTGGCTGGATTTAAAGGACGAGTATATGGAGGACTGCTTGTTTTAAGTTCTCTGTTATCAATTATTTTATTTATCTTATATAAAGTATGGAAATAATATGGGCGAACCACAAACATTTGTAGTTCCTAACTTTTTAGATGGCCTTAATCTTATACAGCATCCTTCGCAAATTAAAGATACAGAAGGACAGTTGTTAGAGAATATGGAAATCCGGCCATTTAATCTATCAGATACTCTTACATATCTTGCTTTAACCGCTAGAAGCACCTATAAGAGACTTCACACTGATGCTCTATTATTTAGACCAAGTAATCTGATAGAATTTACTCAGAGCGTAACAGGAGGATCTGGAGCAGGAACAAGATTCTTAGTAACAGGCGGTTATAAAACAAGTACAGCACATTTTGATTTAAGATATTTGAAAGACGGAGACACTACTACCACAGATATATATGATGCGGCTTCTACAGATACTAAACGATTATCTTTCTTTCCTTTTTTATCTAAACTATATTATTCAGACGGAAATCTTGCATGGAGAAGTTGGGATGGAGTAACTGATGCTGCCTCAGTATATACTACAGTTACTAAGACAGGATGCTTCCATAAGTTTAGAGCCTTCTATGGTAACGATGTTACTAATTTAGTTCCTAATAGGTTATATTATAGTTCGGTAGGTCTGCCAGAGACAGTTAGTGCATTACAATTTTACGATATAGGGGCTGCTAATGAACCCATTGTGGCACTAATAGATTTCTATGATCGGTTAATTATTATTAAAGAATATAGTACCTGGGCCTTGTTCATGAATCCAGATCCAGCACTTAGTTCTGTTGTAAATATGGACGCAACAAAAGGGAGTAACTCGCCATTAGGGCATCAGCAGGTTGGGTATGGTGCATATATTCTGACAGCAGATGTAGGAATGCAGAATATGTCAAAAGACAGTTATACAATGTATTACGCTCCAGAAGCTATCCAGATTTATAATTATTTAAAAGGATTTCAGAATACTTTCTCGGCAATGGGATGGTATCAGGATCAAGTCTTTATATCCACATTTAAAGCAGTAGCTTCTACTTATAATGACGCTACCTTTATCTACGATCTTCTAGGTAATAAAATATTTAAGTATTTAATCAATATT